GTCAGCTTAACAGTGCTATGCCTCAATTCCAAAGCTTCTTCTCGACAGTTCCAAAGTTTATAACAGATGCAATCGTAAAGCCGATGAACACAGCGTTTAAAGATGTTCAAGGCTTACAAGATGCTGGGATGAAGATTAAGGCTATAGGAATATTATTGAGCCAAGTTCATCCAGTAATTCAACAAATGCAATCAAAGATAGTTCCTTATACCGAATCTGGATTCTTTAATGCTGCTCCTATTGATAAAATCAAGGCTGGCATGGATGCAATGAGAAACTTCTTTACAGAGGTTGCATCGTTTATAACTAATGGCATTGTAATTCCAGTTACTAAAAACATGGCATCTGATGACGATTTGATTGATGCTAATTTACAACTTACAAGAATGGCAGTTGTGCTTGGTAGTGCTGGAAGAGTAATAAAAGGAATGATGGGCGTAATTGCATACATGGACCCAGCATCATTTTTCTCACAAGCTCCTGTGGAAAAAATCATGAAGAACAAGGATGAGTTTCAAAGAAGTTTCATAGCGATAGCAGAATTTGTTAAAGATGGCATTGTTAAGCCAGCCTTATCAGTTGGTGATTCTGGACAATTGAAAACTGCCGCAGAAAGATTATGTCAAACAGCATCGATAATGAGAAGTACAGCTATTGTTTTGAAAAGTGTAGATCAAACATTTGGACTCATGGAGTCTAAGTCAATTTTCAGTGACTCTCCAATAACAAAAATTATGAAAAATAAGGATGAATTCCAAAGAACATTCTTGGCTATAAGTCAATTTATTAGAGATGGAATTGTAACTCCTGTTTTGGCGACATTTCCAGATCCTTCAATAATGGTTTCTGCTGCAGTAATTATGCAGTCTATGGCTAAAACCATAAGTGCAGTTCCTCCAATCATCAAAAATCTTGCAGCTGCAATTGGGTTAATGACTGAATCAAAGAGTTTCTTTGCAAAAACTCCAGTTGAAACGATTATGAAAAATAAAGATGCATTTGCAAAATATTTTAGAACAGTAGCAGCATTTGTTAGAGATGCAATAGTAGTAGAAATCAATACAGCTTTTTCTGATGTTCCAATTTCAAAAATCGTTGAAGCAACAAGCATACTTACTAATCTAAGCAAAATCATTTCAATAATTCCAAAAGTTATAAAAGGTGTATCAGATGGTTTAATACCATTAGTTGTAAGTAAAGATGCCATTAAAAAAGCTCCGCTTAAAGCAATCTCAGAATCAAAAGAAGATTTCGCAAATTACTTCAGAGAAACTGCAGCATTTTTAAGAGATGGCGTAGTGATGCCAATATTAGAAGAATTTCCAGATGCTTCAATTTTGGCTAAAGCCACTAGTATCATCACAATGATAGCTCAATTGCTTCCAAATATACCACGAGTTATCAATCAAACTGCACAAGGTTTAATTCCATTGGTTGTAAGTAGAGATGCAATGAAAAAAGCACCAATGAAAATGATAAAATCTTCTAAAGATATTTTTAGTGAGTATTTTGTATCTGTGGCAGAGTTTTTACGAGATGGTATAGTTACACCAATTTTAGAAGTTTTGCCAGATACCAAAACTATAGCCAAAGCAACTAGCATTATCACAATGATGGCACAGTTATTGCCAACTATACCAAGAGTAATAAATTCACTTTCAAGCTTATTAGGTCTTTTAGACCCTAAAGATTGCATGAAAGATTCTCCCATGGCAATGCTTGCAAAAAATGCAATTATATTTGAAATTTATTTTTATACGATTGCAACATTCTTGAAGGAAGGAATTATTGAGCCTATTCTTTCTGGAATGGTTGATTCAAAAGATTTACAAAAAGCAAATCAAGCTATAAGCAATATGGATTTGGTCATTAGAGAAATACCTGTATTCATTCAAAGACTTTCTGATGGTTTATCGTCACTTATGTTTTCTGGGTATTTTGACTTCGCAATTTTTTCAGCAGCTAAAATAGTTGGTGCTTGGTTTAGCGGAATAGCATACGCTTTAATAGACGGAATAATTATTCCTCTCAGATTATTGCCTGATGATTCAGAATTAAAAGAAATAATTACAAAATTGCAAAGTGTAACGCAAATTTTTGGAGATATAAGACAAACTCTTGATTCTTTTGCCATTAATTTACAACCATTGACTGAAGGTGGATTCTTCACAAAATCACCAATCGCATCACTGTATTCATCTGCTAAGATTTTTGCAGAGTATTGGTCAGCTATAACTTCCTTTATTGCTAATGGAATTATAAAACCAATAAGTCAATTATCGCCAAGTGCAGAAATTGATGAATCAAGTAACAAATTAAAAAAATCAACTGAGATATTTGGCGAAATAAGAAACACTATTGAATTTTTAACAATTGCTTTGGAGCCTTTAACTTCTGGTGGTATTTTTAGTAGCTCTCCAATTGCATCATTAGCTTCATCGGCTCAAACTTTTTCAACTTATTGGTCAGCCATAGCAACATTCATACAAACTGGTATTATCACACCAGTAAATCAGATGTCTGGTGTTGAAGAATTGAAGTCTACTTCTCAAAAATTAGGTGTAATTTCTAGCATTATAAATGGAGTTAAAGGAGTAATTGACTCATTCTCACAACAAATACAACCACTAACTGGAAGCTGGTTGCAAAACATTTTCAATATGTCGCCAATGGCATATATGCTTGAATCAGCAAAGAACTTTGCATCATATTGGGTTAGCATAGCTAGTTTCATACAAATTGGAATTATCACACCAGTAAGTCAGATGTCTAGTGTTGAAGAATTGAAAACAACTTCTCAAAAATTAAATATAATTTCTAACATTATAAATGGCGTTAGAGGTGTAATTGATTCATTCTCACAACAAATACAACCATTAACTGGAAACTGGTTACAAAATATTTTCAATATGTCGCCAATGGCATATATGCTTGAGTCAGCAAAGAATTTTGCATCATATTGGACTGGAATAGCCCACTTCATACAAACTGGTATTATTGAACCCGTAAATAAAATGTCTAGTGTCGATAAGTTAAATGAAGTTATGAGCAAATTAAATTTCGTGTCTGGTGTTCTTAAAGCGGTTAGAGGTGTAATTGACACATTCTCAGAACAAATACAACCTTTGACTGGTAATTGGCTACAGACTCTTTTAGGCATTTCACCAATAGCAACCATGTACGAGTCAGCAAAGAGCTTTGCATCCTATTGGACTGGAATAGCCCACTTCATACAAGTCGGTATTATTGAACCAGTATTTAAAATATCGGGTGTTGATAAATTAAAAGAAGTTATAGATAAATTAAATTTTGTATCTGGCGTTCTTAAAGCGGTTAGAGTTGTGATTGACACATTCTCAGAACAAATACAACCTTTGACTGGTAATTGGCTAACAAGACTTTTTGCCATTTCTCCAATAGCAACTATGTACGAATCGGCTAAAAGTTTTGCATCCTATTGGACTGGAATAGCCCACTTTATACAAGTCGGTATTATTGAACCAGTAAATAAAATGTCTAATGTTGAAAAACTAACAGAAGTCATAAACAAGTTGAATTTTGTGTCTGGTATTCTTAAAGCGGTTAGAGTTGTAATTGACACATTCTCAGAACAAATACAACCTTTGACTGGTAATTGGTTAAGTAATATTTTTGTTAAGTCGCCAATAGCGACCATGTACGAATCAGCTAAAAGCTTTGCATCATATTGGGCTGGAATAGCCAACTTCATACAAGTTGGTATTATTGAACCAGTAAATAAAATGTCTAATGTTGAGAAATTAACAGAAGTTATGACCAAATTAACTTTCGTGTCTGGCATCTTTATAGGTGTAAGGAAAGTAATTGACACATTCTCAGAACAAATACAACCTTTGACTGGTAGTTGGTTAAGTAACATTTTCGTTAAGTCGCCAATAGCAACCATGTACGAATCAGCTAAAAGCTTTGCATCCTATTGGACTGGAATAGCAAACTTTATACAGATTGGTATTATTGAACCAGTAAATAGAATGTCTAATGTTGAAAAATTAACAGAAGTTATGACCAAATTAACTTTCGTTTCTGGTATCCTTATAGGTGTAAGGAAAGTAATTGACACATTCTCAGAACAGATACAACCTCTAACTGGTAGTTGGTTAAGTAACATTTTTGTTAAGTCTCCGATAGCAACCATGTACGAATCTGCTAAGACTTTTGCATCATATTGGATCGGAATAGCAAACTTTATAAATAATGGAATTATAAGACCAATATCTACTTTGCCAGATGCTTCTTCTTTAAATGAAATTACAAAAAGTCTTGTTGTGCTTCCTGATATTTTAAAGGAAGTATATAATGTTTCTGCATCGTTGAGTGAAAATATAGCACCATTAACTGATGGTGGTTGGTTCACTAAATCGCCTATTGAAAAAATATATAAAAGCATAAAAACATTCTCAAGTTATTGGGTTGGTATTTCTTCATTCCTTACCAACGGAATTATCAATCCAATCATGAATAATTTGCCAGATTCGACAGAATTAACAGAAGCTTTGACAAGAATAAAACTTGTTGCCGACATGTTAATTGAAATTCAAAAGGCAATGTTTGGCATGTCTAACATTATGTTAAATATGTCTTCAATGAATTTACCCGGAATGAATATTGATGATATCTCTGGTTTAGAAACTCAATTCGGTGCTATGGCAAAATTGACAAATGCTGCAGGAAGTCAGATTGGCGGATTGAGTGCTTCTGGTGGTGCAATGGAAGCAAATAATCCAGTAGCTACCGCAATACCTCCAGAACCTAGTATGAGAGAAAAGGTTCAAAAAGAAGTTGTGACATCAGAACCTAATTCTTCCACCGTTTCTTCGCCAGAATTGACTGAAATTGCATCCGAAGCAGTAACTCAAACTGAATTAAACGAACAAATGGTAGAACTTCTTACTCAGATAAAGGATGCACTTGGTGACACAGACAATAGTACTAAATCAAGTGCAGGGGGAATGGGCGGAGATACTGAAGCAAGAAAAGTTAGAAACAAACCATTCATGAATACTAAGTGGGCTTATGGATCATTCCTCCAAACGGGTGGTAAGGGAGTTACTAATGTTGGATCTGGCACTAAATAAAGGTAAAAAATGAGAGCAACAAATGGCGATGGTAGATTAGAAAAGATTGAAGATTGTTATTTGCAAAGTGATTTGTCGGCAAATGGAAATTTATACGCAAGTGATAATTCAATACAAATGTATTTTGATAATATTCCAGATATAAGTGATAAAAAATCAGCAAAATACAATGATGAAACTGGAATTGGTAGGTCAGCACCAATCAAAGCTTATTCAAATTCAGACAATAGAAATATTAGTGTTGAATGTCATTTTTTTGTGCAAAAAAAATCAGGTAGTCGTTCTGCAGAAGCAATAATGACAACACTAAGATGGTTAGAAGCACATGTTTATCCAAAACGAGCATCTGCTCCTTATGCTCCTCCTCCAATTATGAAAATTAAATGCAAAGATATTTTGGCTACTATTCCTTTATGCGTTGTACTGTTGGATTATAATGTGAAATTTGATTCCCAAGTTCCGTGGGATGAAGAAACTGGATGTCCATATAAAGTTGATGTTAGTTTAAATTTTGAAGTTGTATATAATTCTTCAAGTTTACCATTTGCAGAAGATATTGTTGTGACTGGCACTGGAGGTATTTAATGGCGAATAAAATAGAAATTACAAAAATATTAGCTAATAAAATGGTTGCTTCAGGAAGTCGTTATGAAGATAACAAAGTAATTTATTATGGTGAAGATAAGTATATTACATTTCCTCTTTATAGAAGACGAAATATTTCATCTGGTGATAGAGATAAATATACTGTTATAAATAAATCAACCGAATATAGACCAGACTTAGTATCGCAAGACTTTTATGGAACTTCTATGTTCTGGTGGAAAATAATGGAAAAAAATAATATCCGTGATATTTGGGATTTTAAATCAGGTTTAAGTATACTTATACCAGAAACTTTTAATTGAGGAATTAATGGCTTGTATAATAAATGAAGAAATACAAAAATATGTATGTGGATCTATAGAAATACCTCCAGAATCAGAGGTGTATGCTCCTTATGTTGAAATGGAAATGAAAAATGGAACATTCAAAGTAAATTGTGGAAATGATTCATTTGAACAAAGCCCACATAAAATGGTAATAAGTTCAATGCAGTATGGACTTCAACAAGCAAATGGAGGAATGAAAGTTGAATTTGAATTGTTGGGAGAAGGCTCAAATGCTTATGCTGATGTTGTTCGTCTTCTCAATAAAACTATAAAACTTGCGGAAAAAGAAACAATTGAAAATAAATTTAGATTTGGATGGTTGCTTAAAGATTGTCAAAGCGGACAAGTAAAAGAGGAACTATCTGACTGGATTCATTTCATGCCTAAAAAGCTTTTTACAAATATTGATAAAGGTATTACAAAAATAAAATTAGAATGTACAGATTTAATGCAAAGGCATAATGACAGAAGAATAGAAAAAATTCAAGGTTCAGAAGGAAATTTAAAAACATTAAAAGAAGCAATCATAGACATGTGTGCAGAAGAAGACCCTCCAATAGAAGTTGCTTTTATAAATAGGGATGGAGAAGAATTAGAATTTGAATTTCCTACTGGTGGTGGTGATGGAATTCAAGCAATTTGGAAACCGAATGAATTGCCTATTTTGTCAGTTATAAGAAATTGGGTGAGCATAATAAGAACTCAAGGATTCGAACTTGGTGTATATTTTAAATATGATCCATCAGAAAAAACTGGTCCAAGATTAATCATACATGAGGATGATCAATGTCTGCCAGATGAAAATTGCGACTGCAAGAGTGTCGAAAAAACTTATATAGTAAATGGTGGGAATTGCAGTCCAGTTATTGAATTTAATCCAGAAATAGAATGGATTCTTGATGCTGGTGGTTTTGGTGGTGTTTCTGGTGGCGGCACTTCTAGCCAAATGGCTAAAAATAAAGAAGATCCCAATTTAAGTCCAATTGAAGCTTCTGGTTCTGGTAATGCTCAATCAATACCTAGCGAATACGATTACTCTGTTCCTCAAGAAAGCAGAGTTATTCTTTTAGAAAAATCAACTGCTGCTCACACTACAGCAAATAAACCTTTCGATCAAGCTAGAAGCATAAAGGGAGAACTAAGCATAATTGGAAATGCTAAAGATTTTTATTATTTGACCGAAACTATTGGAAGATTTGTTTCTATTGTAGTTATAAGTCCATTTTCAATAGGTGATAAAGATTCTCCAAATTGTGATACTTGGCTTGCAGATCCACCAATAAATAAAATTTTATCAAATAAGAAATGGATGATCATGGGCGTAGATCATCAGATTGAAGCTGGTAAGTTTATAACTAAGTTGTCTGTAAGTTTACCAGTTCCAAATGCAGAACTTAGTGCTGATGATCCTATTGGTGGCGATGGATCTGAAGGTCCTTTCATGGACAATACTGGAGATGGTACTTTTGTAGGCGAAACAGATTAAAAATAAATGGAAAAATAATATGAGTTTAAATGAAAAAATTGCTACGCTCGAAAGAAGAATTGAAAGTTTGCAGCTTCAACTTGGAGATGTTGATTATTCAACAAAAGCAATTTCTAGGTCTGATCAACAAAATAAAGCTCCAGATACTAAAGATACTTTCTTTGGTGTTATGGTTGGTTTGGTAATTGAAACAATCGACATATGGAAGCAAAATAGAATTAAATTTTTTCATCCAAAACTACACCGTGCCAATGTTTTGATAAAAGAGCTTCCTTGGGCTAATCCAATTTCAGCCATGGGAGGATTTGATGATTCTGGTTTAAGTTGGGTTCCACCTGCAGGATCATCAGTTGCTTTAATTTTCGAAAGTGGTAATCGATCTTCGGCATATTATATTGGAACTGTATGGTCTAGAAATCGTGGTCCAGACGGAGGTCACAATTGGGGTGTTAATCAACTCATGGATGAATATAACAAGATTCATGAAGGTCATAGAAAAGGATATCTTGTTGGTCCAAATGATGGGTCGCAAGTTTTGCCTCCTTGGAATACAGAGTCTTACAATGGTTTTGATTTAACATCTATTCTTGATTTTGCTGATAAACCAGAAGTTCAAAAGCTTATAACATATCCAAACATTTATGGATTTAAAACTCCAGAAAAGCATATGCTTAAAATGGTTGATGGAGATCCTAAGTGTAATCGAAGATGGAAAAGAATAGAATTAATGTCAAGTACTGGTAATTGGATTATGATGAAGGATGACCATCTTCATTATGGTGGTCAGTGGGCGCATCCAGATTGTAGAGTCACATATCCAAATACTAAAGAAATAGTTCCAGATGATGATGTGAGTTGTCTTGCTGGTGTTCCAGAAATGCCATATCCAGATTTGGCAAGATCAATTGGTATTGATAGAAAAATCGCAGCAACTGATTCTTCTGGAGATAATGTTAATGCAGAAAGTTATACCGATTTGAGTGACGGTGGCAAGGCTTTAACAAACCAAGAGCAAAATGCAAAAAATATTCAACCAATAATAGAAAAAACTTCAGAAATTCCCATGTGTGGGCAATTAATTCCAAAATTCAAATCAAATGCAAGAACTGGTCATCCAAAATCAACACATTACAAAGATCAAATTGGTCAAAATCCTTATTTTAAACACGAAAACGAATGTCGTCCATATAAAGGACCAGAAACTCCACAAAACAACACATGTGATCTTCCCCAAACTGGAATTCAATTAATGTCTGTTTCTGGTCATACATTTGTAATGGATGATTCTGTTCGTCACCCCGAAGGCATTCCAGATTGGGAAAGAAGTACTAAGCCATTTAATTTTGGTGCTGGTGATGTTTATGAAGGTAGAACTTATATGAAGTCTACTACTGGACATATGATTGAAATGAGTGATTTGGAAGATGAACCAAATAAAAGAAGCGAATGGAATGGGATTAAACTTCTTACTGCTCATGGCAATAGAATTGAGCTTAACGATCATGAAAAACAAAAATGCATAGCCGGTAAACATCATGGTATAAGCATGCAAACATCAAGTAAACATCAATTTGAAATGATTGATGAGGAACTTGATTATTGTTATGATTCGAGAAAAAGTCTCTCTCCAGAAAAACAAAACGAAGAACAAAATCCAGTTGGTCATGGAGGAGACCCACAGCCACTATCGAAAAAAGCATATGTAAAAATTAGAAGTGGCTATGGTCTTGAATTTTCCATGCGTGATGATTTTGATCAACAAAAAACTGATCAACAATATATTCAAATATATTGTCCTCACCATGACAATTGTCGTGGTCCTCATATTCACAGATATCAAGAAAAGAAAGATGGTCCCGGATATGTCTTCTTAAGAGTTGCTGGAAATCATATAGTTGCCACAACTGATGATCACATTGAAGTTATTGGAGATATTGGTGGCTGCTCCAAACCTGCAAATAAGATTGAAATTATCAGTAAATTCAAACTTGTTTACACCAAAAATTACTATGTAAATATGACAGATAAATCGCACATATTCTTTGCAAAAGAATTTATAGCTTTATTAGCTGGAACTGCTGGAGAAGAGGATTCTCCAAAAATTGGAATGATTCTTATGTATGATCCATCTACTGGTGCAATTAGGGCAAGTTCAAAAATTATTGGTAGTTTAGGAGATAAAGATCCTTGTATGAGCATATTTAGTATGTTGCCTTTTGCTAAAAATAAATGTGACGGAAATCTTGACGAACAAGGCATTAACTCATGATTAATATAAAAAGTTTTAAAGGTGTTCCATATCCAATTACAAAAACTCCGAAAGGTTTTTTTTATATTCAACATGGTATCGATCAAATAAAATCAGATTTGATTGTTCTATTGCTAACCAATCCAAGAGAGAGAGTGATGTTGGCTAATTATGGAACTCCGTTAAGAAAGTTGTTCTTTAATCCTAATGATCCAGTAACTGTGCGTGAAGCACGAGATATGATTGCATTTTCTATAAGAACTTGGGAACCAAGAGTAGCAATAGAAAACATATATATTCAAAGCGGTTTAGATAAAGATAGTGCGAATCCATTGGATGAAAATCCTACAAATGAAAGTGTTTTACTTATAAGAATAACATTTTTCGATAGGTTGGAAATTACGAAAATACAAGAATTAAAATTAGAAATACCATTGGGGGCATAGGATGACAAATAATTGTCCATTTAATATTGAACCTTACGCAACTTCCGAAGTAATCGGCAAGCCTAATGTGTTTAATTTGAATTATACCAATCAAGATTTTTGGTCTATGAAAACAAGATTGATTGAATTCACACAGCAACGATTTTCCAATGAGTTTACAGATTTTGTAGAATCATCTCTAGCAATTATGCTTATTGAAAATTGGGCATTTATAGCAGATACACTTTCATTTAAGTTGGATCAAATCGCAAATGAAATTTTCATTGATACTGTTTCTGAAATTGACAATGCTTTTAGGCTTTGCAAACTAGTTGGTTACAATCCACAACCACCAGTAGCAGCGAAAAGTTATTGGACAGCATCAATAAACAATCCAATCACAACAGATGTAAGAATACCAACGCCAATCGGATTTGAAGTCAATGGCGGAGGAACCTCAGTAAAAATAGAATTATTTTCAGCTGACTCAGATGGAAATCCTATTTTTGATGAAGACATTATAATTTCAGCAAATAGTGTGGTAAATGCCAGTATTATTGGGCTACAAGGAAAAACAATATTTGAAGAAATCGCCAGCAACGGATCTAGAAATCAAACAATTCAATCTAGAAAACAATCAGTCATATATGATTCTATGCAAGTTTTTGTAGATGGAGTTATGTGGAATAAAGTTGATTATTTCACTGAGTCTCAACCATTTAGAGAATACAGAGTTGAATTTGATTCAAATTTTTCAGCATATTTCATTTTTGGAAATGGAGTTGCTGGTATGGTTCCATCCAAAGGATCTAATATCAGCATCTATTATAGGACTGGCGGTGGAACTATTGGAAATCTTGTAACAAACGCAACACAAAGTTCTGTATTGGTTAATGTTCCCGGATTAAATTATCCAATAGGTGTATTTTTGAACAATTACACAAAAGCACAATATGGATATGATGGAGATACGATTGAAGACATTCGAAGAAAATTGCCAATGTATCTTCGAACTCAAGACAGAGCAGTTACAGGTTTAGATTATAAAACTCTTGCCGACTTATATGTATCACCATATAATGGTCAGATTGGAAAATCTATTGCTGTTTTAAGAAATCATGGATGTGCAGCAAATATTATAGATCTTTATATTCTTTCAAGAAAAGATAAAAACACTTTAGAAGTTGCTAGTGATCAACTAAAAACAGAATTGATGTCTTACATAGAATCAAAAAAAATGATCACAGATTATGTTTGTATAAAAGACGGAGTAGTTGTTAATGTTGATGTAAATATTTCAATCACAATGGATAAATTATATCGAAAATTTGAAGATGAGCTTAGAGTTAAAATTTCAAATAGAATAGATGCATTTTTCAGTATTAATCGTTGGGAGTATGGCAAAACATTAAAAGAAAATGATCTAATAAAAGAATTTTCTGATTTAAAGGAAATTAAATCAGTTGATATTACATTTAATACAGATGATATAACTTTAGGGGCTACAAATATTGTTACAACTAAATTTTATGAAATAATTAGATCTGACATTATTGAATTAGGATTCGTTTACGAATAATTACAATGGCACAAAAAAAAATATCTGAGAATCCAAAAATAACTGATGAAATCATTTTTGAGTTAGAAACTCCAGATGATGATGGCTGTTTATTGTCCGATCCTTATAGGGTTGACAAAATAGTAATATATTTTATAGAAAGAAGTTTTATTGATCCAACCGTCAATGAATATACTCAAGAAATTTATGATAAAGAAAAACTACAAACAACATTAGAATCTGAGAAATTAGCTTGTGATTATCCAACTGAAGAAAACATATTTAAAGCCAGAAAGAATAGAGTCAATCTCGAATCAAGTATTACGCAACAAAAATTTTATTACAAAGATGCAACACCAGTATTCACTCTTGGCAATCCAGAATTTCCAGCTTGGCTATCTACAGACCAAGATAATGCATTAATTACAAAAGTGTCTACAGACGCAAATGGAAATACTTTATATGGTAATTTTCAATATATTTGGGATGCTCAAGGATATCGTGAAGGCGATTATTTCATTTGTTTTACTTGGACTTCTGTAATTGCCGGAACAACAAAATCAAGTCATCAGAAATTTAATTTATTAGGCGATACAAGAGCCACAGCAGTTCCATCGCATTTTACTGTTCCAGAAAAATATGCGACTTTATTTGAAAGATATACTCCAGAAATATTCAAAATAAGATTTAGTGAATTTGATAGAACTCCAGATGTTATAAACAAATTGAATTTAGCTACTGCCGATGGATTTACCATTATTGAAGATTATGCGAATCAAATTATTGATTTATTTGATGCAAATGTAGTGAATGAAAAATTATTGCCATTTCTATCAAATCTTTTCAGCTTGAAGCTTAAATCAAATGATCCTTATTTGTGGAGAAGACAAATAAAGAGAGCGATGCCAATCTTCAAGAAGAAAGGAACCATAAGTGGTCTAATAGAATCCTTGGATCAATCTGGAATTAAATTTATAAAGTATACAAGATTGTGGCAAGTAATTAGCGATTATACTTGGCAAGAAGTGTTTACTTATGACGGAAATTTAAATACTTTTGTATTAGAAAAAACAGCATTGTCATTAGATTTAAATAATTTTGAATTATATATTCGTTATTCTGATAGTGACACATGGGATTTGTTAACATCAGATTATATTGAATTTGGAAATATAGATGGTATTTCAACTATAGAATGGATTGGTGATACTCTTTCGGTAAATCCAATAACATTAGAAGAAGGCGATTCGATCAGATTAGTATATAAATATAATGAGATCAATAGTCCTTCCGAACAATCGATAGAAGATTATGTAAGAACTTTATCGCTTTCTGACACCAGAGATGAAAGAGATCAAGAGTACCCATTAAAAAATTGGAATGTAAGATTGATTGAAGAAACAGATCCTTTGTTTGATGTTATTATTCCGACAAAAAATCCATTCCATGACAATGTTATATTCGGGAAAGTAAAAACAGAATTTCCATTTTCAGAAAACATTTATAACATGGATGAATACAATGGATCGATTAGAAATTCAAATGATCCATGCGATATTGACAAGAATTTCATCGATCCGTGCTTTAGTAGTTTGAGCAGCAAATATAACATAGATTTAGAAATCAAAAATTTAAGTGATGATAGGATTGTTGAGGCTTATGAAGTTCTCAGTGAATCTTTACCTTTTCATGCAATTTTACATGTAATGAATATTTATGGAGGTTTTGAAGAAGTCATAATGCCACCAATTGAAGAAATTGAGGCTCTTATGACTTACAAGCAAAGCAACTTTATCATTTCTGGAAATGCACAAATGTGGTTTAATAGGGGCATGAAAAACGGTCTTACTACATCTGCCGTATTGAGAAATGCACTAGCTAGTTCTACTATTGTAAATTCTGGATCTGGTATTGCCTATAACGATAGTGTAGTTTTATTTTCTGGTGAAGTTAATTTTAAACAAATTGGCGTAGTTTTAAATGGAACAGGAATTTTAAAGGTTTTGGGTGGTACTTTAGCTGGTGAGTATACAATTCAAAATCCTGTTGCAAATACAATTGAAGTAAATACAGTATCAGAACCATTGGATGAAACCAATTCCGTATTTGCTGGTTCTTTATTAGGACTTGATTCAAGAGCATTTTCATTTAGGATTTCAAATCCAATTGACTCAACAAGTAGTATAAACATATATCAAGATAATATCTTTTCTTTTTCAGATAGCAGTAAAGATTTTGCTGAATTTAAATCTCTTTGGGATGTTACTGAAGGATATTCGTCTGGTTCGTGGAAAATTAAAATTATTGCATATTCAGCAACAGCTTATGATATCTTAAACATTCTGCCTAATAAAATATTATTATTACAAGATGATGGAACACTTCCGCCAACATCTGTAAGTTCTGTTTCTTATGAGGCATACGATAAAGATGACAATTTATTATTCACATCTACAAGTGGCAGCATTATAGTTACTGCAAGAGGAAGAACTGAAGTTTTAAATTCTGATTTTCATGATGTTCGAAATATTTACAGTGTTGGGTTTTATCAAAAGATTTCTGGTGTTGAATATAGGATTAGTGGTTTTGTTGATGGAACTGTCGATCAATTTTACATTGAAAATTATACAAATGGCGATGTTATTGGAACAAGTCTTGAAATATTCCAAAGATTAGTTGACAATAAGATTGGCTATATGAGTCATAAAGGTTTTAAAATTCAAATAGTTGGCGATTTAGAATCTTCGCTTGGTATTGTTAATGGAGCCAATAATTTGATATCAACTCCATTGGAGAATGATTATTTCAAAGAGAATTATTTGATTGAAATTGATGGAGATTTATATTTTATACAAGAAATTGATGGCAACAATCCATCGGGAAATACTACAATAACTCTCGAAGGTTCAGACAGGTATTGGAAGACTTTCTCTTCTGGTGGTACTTCAGAAAGTTACACCATTTATAGATACACCAAAACACAAAATGTAACTATAGCAGGACAACAGTTTGATTTGCCAGAAGTTACATTTAACAGAATTGATAGGCGAGGCAGTGAAATGACAGGAAATTCAGAAAACATCAATCCAATAATGTCTATTGCATCAAAAGATCAACCAGAAGATCAACCAAAAGATAATTTTGTTGAATCTTTGAAGCAAAATGAAAAGATTGAATTTATAATAGATTACCAAGATGGAAATACGAAGAAAGGCGAATTATGACAAATCAACATGAAGCAATGACCGTAGTTGGCGTGGTAGAAAGAATCATCGAATATAAAGATGGTAGCAAAGAAGTATCCGAAATAAAAAATACTATTTTGCGTAAGGGCAGAGAAGCCTTAGCCAAAAGTCTAGCCAATAGTATCGGAAGCACTTATGATTATTTCATAAATCGTATGCTTTTTGGTGATGGAGGAACCAGTGGCGGAACTCTTAAGTATGTTGATACTCAAAGAACTGGTTTATTTGGTATTACCAGAGCGAGCAAGCCAGTCATTAGTCAAATTGATCCAAATATTCCAAGTCAAGTTGTTTTCACATCTGTGTTAACATTTGATGATGCTAATGGATACGCTCTCAATGAAATGGCACTTCAAATGTCAAATGGCGATTTATATAGCATGGTAACATTTGCAGATTTAAATAAAACCTCCTCCATGCAAATAACTTTCAATTGGCGTTTATCATTTGTATAAAGATTGGTTAAAATATGGCAAGAAATATTGTAATTTTGGATATAAAATGTCAAGATCTTAAAAAAGATGTAAAGATGTTAGTATTAGACAATGAAGTTTTTGATTGGGGTCTTGACAAAGAGTCCATCAATCGTGCAAAAAAAATGATTGATCAAAAACCAGATATGAAAGAATCAATCATCATGTCTATAATAAATCATTTTTTAGAATGTTTTTCTGATTTTTGTGGCAGAAACATAACTCTCGAAGAATTTCTTTTAATTATTGAAAAAGGAAGTATTTAAATGACTTCTCCACTAACATTCCATGAAATGGATGATCGATTCTACATCAAAGAGTCAACTATTTCTGGTGCTGGAAAAGGTTTATTTGCCAGAACAAAAATACTTGAAAATGATAGATTGATGATTAAAGGAATTCTTGTTGAAAAGGATAGTCCTGCAGATTTATGCACGACATTTTCAAATTCTTATAAATTTGCAGCAAGTTTGATATCGTTACCCAATGGAGAAGTTGATTGTGGTAATTTTTTTATTATACCACTTGGATATTCTGGAATTGTGAATCATATAGCGGATGAATCAAAGCGTAATGTTCAAATAACTTATCTTGGAAATTATGAAGTTGCTTATGAATTTTTAAAAGATGTTCATAAAGACGAAGAGATATTGGGAAACTATGGAGATGAGTGGCAAAAAATTCTCGCTTGGTCTGATTTGCAAAAATCAAAAAATAAAACAGATATTAAATTGTGGAAGAAATTTTTAGATTTAAATTTATATGATCTTGGTGGTTTAAAATGAATTATTGGTTGGATAAAAAAAAGCAAGAAGAAGAAAAATATAAAAAAACAACAGTAAATATTACATTGTAAATTCTTTCCCAAAACAATGGAAAATTGTCGGTAAGAAAAACAATAAAAAAAGTCATATATAAGAACAAAGGATAAACATGGTTGATCTATCAAGACTCCCAACACCAGAATACTCTGCTCAGAACCCATATCATTATACATATGATAACATTCCAATTAAACAATTGGCAGAAAGAGATGTTCTTATAAACAATGAATTGGAAAATGTTTCGAATATTATTCGTAGTGGTGCTGGAACTCAAGGAAATATAGCAAATAGAATAGATCAATCAATTGATGAAAATGGAGATTTAAGACCATCTGCGGTTGATGAGTCTCTTCACAATATAGCAGAACATACAGATGGATCAAAATCAGAAGATTTTGGAACATTGAGTTATATCAACACAACGCTTGGATTTTCGAGTGTTGTAAATCCAGTTTCTTATGTCAGAATGTTAGATGTAGAAAGATCTAAGTTGAATTTAATCGCTGAAGAGGCGACAGATATTGATTTTCAAGTAGTAACTCCTAGCAGTACCATAACAATTCCAGAAGGAACTATATCTTTTGAAGCATCTGACAATATTTATTGGGAAATAACTGGTCCTTCTGGACCTACCATGCCATATGTATTGAAGCCAATATTAGGCATTGGAACAACTTATTTTCACAATCATTATTATAATGTTGAGCCAATAACATCAAATTATATTGATTATACAGTAACTGCAATAAGCACTCCGTACATTGAAGGAAGCTTAAGAGTGTACATCAATGGAATTAGTATAAATGATAGTGCTTCAGTTTATGTTCCTACTAGTGATCCAACCGATCCTTGGGTTCAAAATAAATTTACTCCAGATTATGCTAATGGATCTTTTGCTCTTGATATTGCACTAACAAGTAATGATATAATAAGAATAGATTTTGACATTTCACTTTCATGAGAATTTCAAATGAATGAGCCAAAAGATTTGAATTATGGATTCATTATTATTGTTCCAGAAAACAACCCAAAACTAGTTGAGATAACAGTATCTTCAATTAAGAGCAAATTCAATAAAAGCCCATTTATTTGCGTTGTTACTAGCAATATATCTTCAGAAAATGAAAAAGAAATTTCACAATTTTGCCCAACATATAAAGCTGGAAATAGTTATTCTTCATTAATCAATGAGGGAATAAAAAATTCTCCATCAGAATGGAATCTGATAATTATATCTGGTACATCTATAAGAAATAGAATTTTCAGAAAATATTCTTGTTTTATTGAAAGCGAAAAAGACATTCTATTTCCAATTGTTGATAGAAAGCTAAATTTCATTGATGGAACAGTTAATGGAATATTAATACATAGAAATGCACATCAAAATCTTGGTGATATCCCTCAAATGAGTACGCTCCAAGAATGCAAATCTCTTTGGGCTGAAAAAGCTTTAAGGCATGGATATAAATTTAAAGCAGTGGTTGGTGCTGGCTTAGTTTAAGAGCATCTTTGCTTTAAAAGATACCAAGTATCATCGTATTCTATACCTTTATCGACACGATCTAGATATACATATAGATCATTCCATGATCCAAACATATGATTTAATGGAAATAAGCCAAAATACCATACTGGCAAGTTTTCAATTCCTGTTGGGCATACAAGTAAAGTTGGCTTCATGGCTCTCCAGCTTTCTGTAATTTCGTGATGTGTTCCTGTGGTTGGAATTTTATATGGCAAACAAGCTATGAGAATATCAGATTTATAGACCATTCCTAAATCTTTTCTGACAAATTCTTCTGCAATTTCTTTCATTCTTTGAAAATTTTTTGTTTCTTTGGCTAAAGAGATTTCTGGCAACCACTGTTGTTTTGGGTCTGTAAATGGGTCAAAAATCTTTAATCCAAAATTATTTTCAAGTATATTAATTGGTTCCGTTCTCCAATTAAGATCATTAAATTCGATTGGTCCACTCAAATAAACTGAAGATCCCGCCAGCATGTTTCGCTCCTATTTAAGAAAAAATCCATTTTAATTTATTTTAAAAAGAAATCAATGGAGATTTGAAACTCTAATATATTAAGGAGAAAATCATGGAAAACACGAACATTTTGAAGCAAATGAATGAGATTTTAAATTACGAAATGGCTGAGAGGCATAGTTATTTCCAAATGAAATATTTCATTGTAAATAAAGAACCTACCACACAATCTAAAATGTGGCAATGTTTAAGAGAAATAAAAAGTCGATATGAATCTCTACAAGCATTAGATTTAGAGATAGATGAAAGCAAGGACAACCTAGAATTGATTGATATTAACATAAATAAGATGATAGCCATATATGATAAAAAAGTATCAATGGGAAAGCCTTCTGATTCTTTAAAAATATCTGAAATCAAGCTAAGAAAAGCAAAAAGACAGAGAGTTATGGCTGATAAGAATATTGAAACTCTTGTTAAAAAGAAAAAGAACCTAGAGGAAGAGGCTAATTTCTTTGTGCTTTCATTTAGAAATTTGGAAGTGGTTGAGCCTTTAAAGGATTATGACGATTTGGAATCTCAAAAACAATATTGGGGAGAAAAGCTATTGCAAAAAATAAATTTAAAAATGTTGTTGCAGTCGCAGGTAGATACAGAGCTAATTGAAACTGTTTTGGCTCTTCCAGATGACATTCCAATTAAGGGTCAAACAGTGAAAAATCTTGATAGTATGCACAAGAAAATGATTCAAATGAAAAATCAAGCAGAACAGGCGATAAGCCAAAAGCAGGAATTAAATGGCAATTAGAATTTCAAGTTTAGATGCTGGTTATACCATTGGTGGTTTATCTACATTCCCCAGTGGTATTGACAATAGCCAATCTTTATATGAAGCAAGAAATAATGCAGAAACAACTCTGCGTCAATCACTTTCTTTTAATGGTAAATATATAATTGTAAATGACAATTCTATGTTTCCAAGTAAAGGTCTACTTCGCATAGGTCCTCCTTCCGGCAAAGCTGGAAATTATGAATTGATATATTATGCAGCAAAAACAAACAATGTTTTTAGCGATCTAGTTCGTGGGTTTGCAGGATCAAGACAATCTACTTGGTCAACTGGAAGTCATGTTTTACATTCTGTGATGGCAGAACATCATAATGCTTTAAGAGATGCAATTTATAATATGGAAGTTGATTTGGGTACTAGTAGTGATCCGACATCAGAATCTCTTAATGGAATATTAAAAAGACAAGAAAATATATTCTTAGCTCCAAAGCCTATATTTAGGGCGCATAAGATCATTGGAGTTCCGCCATTAACTATTAGATTTCAAAATTTTAGTACTGGTCCAATCATTCGTTATTTGTGGGATTTTGGTGATGGAACAACATCCGTAGAAAAAAACCCAATACATACATATCAAAATGAAGGAATTTATAGTGTTCAATTGAATGTGGTTTCTGTCCTTGGAGGACAAGGAATTGCAACAAAAAGTAATTACATAACAGTTAGTAAGCAAGAAATTACAACATTTTTTTATGTAACACCAACAGTTGGTATATCTAAAGAAACAGCATTAAAGCTTTCACTAACTCCAACTATCTTTAAATTTGTTGATCAAACAGATGGCGATATAAGTCAAAGATACTGGATATTTGGTGGAAATGGCACCATTAATGGAATACCAGTTACAAATCAAAGCTATCAAGAAAATAATTCCAACATTCATGAGGTTCAATTTGTGTACGATAAACCAAATTCATATATTCCCGGTTTAATGTTGGTGTTGGAAAACTCAAATAGCAAAAAAGCATTCCTTTCTGAAAACATCGTGGTGAGCTAATGACAATACCTTCAGTATCTAATTTTCCAACAAGCATAGACACAGATGATAATCTATTTTTAGTTCATGATAGTTTGCGTGTAAAACTTTCACAAGACTATAATCCCGGCGACAACTCCATTACAGTTTATGGTGACACTACAATCATAGGAAGATTTCCAGATACTGGAATTATCACATTGACGGAGCAATGTAGTGACGCAGAATTTAGATCATTGTCTTTTTACTATGGAAGCAGAACTCAAATTTCTTTTGATGAGCTTGAGTTGTTGCCCGGATTTATTGATACTGCAAAACCAAAAGATATAACAAATATCACTCAAAATGTAATGGCTCAACATCACAATGCAATTAAAAATGCATTAATTGCAATTCAAGAAACGGCTGGTAAAAAAGATGAAATTGCAGATTTTCCATTAACTGGAACCATGGAAGAAAGAATCAATTATCTTAGAAGTATAGCATTGATTCCAAAGGCTTGGTTTACATCGAATAAATCGATAGGTTTAATTCCTTTTACAGTACAATTCAAAGATTTAAGTTTTAGATTAGGCACAGATGGAACATCAGGATCAATTAGTTATATTTGGGATTTTGGAGACAACACTTCATCTATTATCAGTTCAATAAGTTCGACTGAGGGTCCTATTTCTCAAGATAATGTTTTAGTTGAAGACTTAGATGGTGGAACAATTACCAAAGTTTATACTAGACCGGGAATTTATGATGTTTCATTGACAGTAACGAATGATTTTGGAACAGATACAGTTGTATTCCCACAATTTGTTAATGCGAGAGTTTCAGCACCAGAAAAAGCAGTTATAAATTTCAATGTTCGAACTGGTCAATCACAAATTGTAAATGGAATTCCAAGTGGTGGTCCATACACAACAACTCCAGTATTAAGAACTCCAGTAAATGTATTTGTTGATGCAGATATTCCTATTGGCATCAATCCAAATACTGGAAAAACTTATTCTGGAGAAGAAGTTTCTGGTTTAGACCCAATTGATCCAGTAACAACATATACTTGGTATTTGGCTGATGATCTTGTTCATAACAATTCATCTAATGTCCGTGGGTCTTATAGTGTTGGTGGAATTTACAACTTACATTTAAGATGCGATACTGCTTATGGTGCATATAGAATTACAACCTATGATAATGCTATTGATGTTGTTGAAAAATATAATTTATGGCTATGGAATTATTATTCAGCAAATCAAATTAAAAGTTCTGAATTTGGATTGATAAGTGAAACATTTAAAACTGGATTTAGTACTGCAGTATCAATATCAAGAAATAAAACATTTCTTGATGGTGCAACAAATGAAGCTCAACAAAAAAAAGAATTTGAAAGAAATGTTGGATTTTCACCAAGAGGAACAACACCTTCTGGGAATGGTGGCGTAGGACTTCTTTATTATGCAAGTGGCAGAAATGCTGTAGATTCTCCAATTCTCGAATCAATTAATTTTCATGAGTTCAATGGCTTTACACAAACTTATTTAGTTCAAAGCCCAATTTCCAGACCATGGAATTGGGTTGAATTGCACAGTGCAAATAGCATTTATTTTATCTTAGGAAATATTACAACACCGCAAATTTCTGGAACTAGTCTTACAAATCAAGTTAAAGATAAATTAAATTTAAATGATCTTTCCACTATTACTGAAAATTTAACTACTTCGAATTATAAAAGTGGCGCTCAGGAATTGAAAAATAACGAAGTTTCATTTGACATTAGTGGCAATCCAAATCAAGGTCATATGAGCGTTTACAGATCATGCTGGAAAGATACATCTGGATTCTTTTTGAGAAATCAAGGTGTTGGAACATTTTTCAGAATTAAAAGTTTTTATAAGACCTCTGGATCAACATCAGAATATTTTCAAGATATCAAAAAATTAACTGATATGTCTGGAACGGCAAAACTTGAAGGACAATTAGTTCCATTGAGTCAAGGAGTTTACTTTTTCAATAACACCGGAGCTATATCTGCATATAACCAAAATACAAATGTTTGGGAAACAGGTGGAACTGGTGTTAATTCTGCATCATTTAGATATCTTCAAGATAATACAATTGTCGGATTCGATGGACAGGATCAAACGCTCGTTGCTACTTCTGATTCTAATAAAATTGCCTATTTGAGTTTTGATTATAGTGCAAAAGCATTTATCAAATTCAATGAAACAACGCTAACTTTTAGCAATGTTTCTTATAGACCAATAGGAACACAATTTAACATGTCTATTTTCTAACTATAAACGCTAAATAAAGAGAAGATGTCTAATAATTTCCCCCCAATTCCTGTATATCCAAAAAATTACGATACTGATCGTACTTTGTATTTGGTTTATAACACCAGTGAAACCGTAACAACCTCAGATAATCATCCTTGGGAAGCAAACATCGAGATTTATCCTGTTAATGCAGATGAAAATGAAATTTGGGCGAACAATGGATATGCAAATATAAGTGGAGAGCTTTTTTATTATGGCGGTGTATTAAAAAACAATAATGGTAAAGTTTATAAATTAACTAATTGCACGAGAAATTTAGGTGGAACAAAAACTAAATATAATTATGCTGGATCGGAAATAAGAGGATTTGTAGTATCAGAACACCACAATCAACTTGCTGATGCAATTATAAAGACTCAAAATTTTATTGGTTTTAATTTTACAACAGATCAAACAACATTGGATTGGAGAATTAGAAATTTATCTGAACTCGAAGTGATTTTTGACGACTTCACATGTCCAGATGTAACTTTCTTTTTTGCAATCACATCAATTAGTCCAGTAACTGGAACAATAGCAACATATAATGTTGAAATTACTGGTTCATATAAAAGTTTCAGACTCGACTTCGGTGATGGTAAATTTACAAGTACTAATTTATCTGGCACACATGTTTATGCAGCAAATACCACAATAGATCCTGTGATTCAAGTGAATACAGACCAATGTACTGTTGTGCAAAGTCCTTCAGAAAGAGAGATAGCCAAGCAGCCTAATATACAAACTCCAAATCAACCTTTAGAGTTTTTAATTCCAAATATTCCAGATATACCACAACTTATAATACCTACAATTAATTTGCCTACAATTAATGTTCAGCCACCACCAATTGTATTTCCTTGTTTAGACATTGGACCATTAGGTCCAATTAATATTCCATCAATTATTGTTGTAGATCCTCCAATTCCAACGATAATTACTTTCGGTCCTTTACCTAATTTTTGTAGTACGATTAATTTTGGTCCACTTAAGTTACCAACGATTATAGATTTTGGACCTCTTCCAACATTTCCTTCAATTGTAATTAGTAGTTTTCCAACATTCCCAACTATGATTGAATTTGGTCCATTTCCAGTATGCAGCATCATAAACTTTGGTCCAATTATATGCCCAACACTTATTTCATTTGGTCCTTTAAATATACCAACAATTATTAGTTTTGGTCCATTAACATTCCCAACGATAATTACCTTTGGTCCAATTAATATCCCAACGATAATTACCTTTGGTCCACTACCAACATTGCCAACAATTATAAACTTTGGTCCATTGCCTAATTTTTGTAGCATAATCCAGTTTGGACCATTGAAACTACCAACGATAATTACTTTTGGTCCACTGCCAACATTCCCAACGATAATTACTTTTGGACCTATGCCAACATTCCCAACGATAATTAGTTTTGGTCCATTCCCTGTTTGTAGTCTTATAAATTTTGGTCCATTAACTTGCCCAACACTTATTTCATTTGGTCCTTTAACCATACCAACGATAATTAGTTTTGGTCCATTACCAACATTACCAACGATCATAAACTTTGGTCCATTGCCTAATTTTTGTAGCATAATTCAGTTTGGACCATCAAGCTTACCATCAATAATTGATTTTGGACCATCAAGCTTGCCAACACAAATTGTTTTTGGACCATCAAGCTTACCAACGATTATAAATTTTGGACCATTCCCTGTTTGTAGCATTATAAATTTTGGTCCAATCATATGCCCAACACTGATTGTTTTTGGTCCATCAAATTTACCATCAATAATTGATTTTGGACCATCAAATCTACCAACACAAATTGTTTTTGGTCCATCAAACATACCAACACAAATTGTTTTTGGTCCATTGACTGGTTTGTGTACTGTAATTCAATTTGGTCCATCAAGCTTACCATCAATAATTGATTTT